TGGTGCCCCAAGCGAGACTCGAACTCGCAAAATTTGGCTTCTAAGACCAACACGTATACCAATTCCGTCATCGGGGCAAATTCATTTGGTATGGGTGGAGAATTTCGAAATCTCGACTTACTGGTTAAAAGCCAGTTACTCTGCCTCTGAGTTACACCCACACTTACCATTTGTTTTGCTGACGCACTATTTGCTATACCTCAACGGAATTGGTGGCCACACTACCGTTTATCGATATAGTTACGTAGGGTTGACGTTTACCCAAGGGCTTACGTCAGCAAAACAAATGGTACTCGGTAGGAGAATCGAACTCCTCTTTATGCCGTGAAAGGGCACTGTCCTAACCGATAGACGAACCGAGCATTTGTTTACACTTAACTTTTTAAAGAACAAGTGTGTATTATACATGAACTGGCTAGTTTGTCAACCAGTGTGTTGTAAATAAACAACATGTTTTGGAGTTGGTGACAGGACTCGAACCTGCATAAAACGGATTTGCAATCCGTCCCCTAGCCTTTCGGGTCACACCAACATGGTGGAGAATCAGGGAGTCGAACCCTGTGACCTTATTTCTAAAGTCTATTGATTAGCAATCAACTGCATTACCGTCCTGCCCACTCTCCGATTTTTGGTGGAAACGGTGAGATTCGAACTCACGGGACGTGTTAACATCCGACAGTTTTCAAGACTGTTGCAATAAACCGGACTCTGCCACGTTTCCTATGTTTGTATATCTACGTTTTGCCCTTTAGCATCAGGTGTGATTTGACCTTGTTTGTCGTAAAGGTAATACACAATCTCTGTGACATTTTTGTTGGTCACAGGATCAATTAGAGTCTTATACTCAGTTTTGCGATATTGGTCGTAAACCATATCCCAAGAGGTGCTTATGCTTTGTACTATCATAGATTATATTTATTTGCCATATAGAAACACTCTTGTTCTCCACACCTTCTCGGACATGACCCCGAGGTCTTGCTTCATGGAACCTGCGTCCAGTTTAGAATGTTTCTATATGGCACCCGAAATAAGAATCGAACTTATACTAACAGAGTCAAAGTCTGCTGTGCTACCACTACACAATTCGGGAACAAATTACACTTAATTTTTTAAAGAACAAGATTCGTATTATACATGCTCGATGGCTTTTGTCAATACGTGTGTTGTAAATAAACAACAAAAAACCCTCAGAACTTTCGTTGTGAGGGTTGTGAAACTTTAGTTTACTTTTTTACGGTTACTTGGTTCCACTACCCCCTACGTGCGCCCATGACTGATTATCGCTACCAATAAACGGTGTGCGATACTCGGCTGTCAAGCAAGTTTTGGAGAGGGTTAAAATTGTTTTAATCATAGTGTTATTATATAGGACTTTTTATGTGTTGGCAACCATTTTTTGAAAAATAATTTTAAATATTTTCCCACTTACCGTGTTCAATTGGAACCCAATGTGCTGGATCACGGACAATTTCAAATGAAGTTGGTGGCCATGTAATACCATGGCTTGCAAGATGTGTTTGCACCAAGTATTCGGGATTGTATTTAACACCTTGATGATACATCTGGTCAAAATAATCTACTGCATCTGCATAGATGGACATTGCAACCGGTAATCCAATGGCAAATTGGTCGTTGAAGTTTGGTTCATAACCATAACGCTGATTGTTGGGTATGTATATTGTACCTGGTGATTCCAATAAACATCTGTGTGCCAACTTCAAATCAATCGGCTCTGACAAACCAAAGTCTGTACGAGAACGAATCACTAAATCATAATCATCAAGTTCTCTACGCCACTTGTCACAGTACTGAAGGCATTTGTATTGTTGCCAAACATTTGTTGGTGTACTGTTGTATGCTTCGTATTCTCTTGGTGCTTCTTCGATTGCGGAAGGATCAAGTACCTCAATGAATTTGATTTTGTACCAAGGTGGTAGATGTGCTTGTAGTTTATCTCTAACTTGACCGGCAGATTTTAGATCACACCAATTCTCGGAGATTTTTGGGTCCCAACCGAAAGGTCTTCGCCAAAATACAATGTATAAATCAATTGCTGATTTAGTTAAATTTTGTAACTGAGAATCAAAGTCTATTGAGAACCGTGGATTACCTGTTAGTAATAGTGCTGTCTTCGTCATTCACATATTTCCATTTTATATCTTCTTTCACAATTGGTGCATCGGGATTAGAAATACCCTCAAACACATCCCATAATTCTTCTTTCACAGCAAACTTTGCCCATAGACCAGTTTCTAAACTATATGCTTCGAGTTCCCATGGATGATGGTAATAATCTATTGCATCAGAATCAACTGTAATGCCTTTCCACTTTGAAAGAGTTTCATTCGTTTCACCATAAGCAAACTGTTTGATGTGAACCATCTCATGTGCAAGTGTTTTGAATATCTCTGCGGCACCAAGCCACGGATGAATTTCAATCATAAACTCTCTTGCTTTGTTTGAAGCATTATATTCTTCTATTGAAGCGAAAGCCCAAACTTTTAATTTCTGATTGAATTTGATAGTGAGGTGTATGTTGTCTCTGAGTCTCTTGGATGGTATAAGATTTTGAGCATAGAATTCCACAGCCCTTTTCACAAAAGGTTTGAAATCTTTATCTGGACAATTAATGATATTGACCTGCATTTTGGCTCCAGTGACTACTGGTATTTAGGTGCTCAAAGATTTCATAATGTGAAATTAAACTTGAGTTACCTGAACTCCAGCCTTCTCTAAGAATCTAATCCCGTCATCAGAACGGTAACTATTGCGATAAAACACATTATTAATACCAGACTGGTAGACCAACTTGGCGCAGTCCAAACAAGGAGCATGAGTAATGAATAGTGTAGCATTAGCACCACTTTCAGTCGATTTCGCCAACTTTGCAATTGCATTTGTTTCAGCATGAAGTACCTCAGGTTTTGTTTTCAATGTATATGTTGCATTCAATTCTTTTTTATGTTCTTCTTTCCATGGACTGATTGGATATTCATCTTCACAATTGTTATCCCAACCGGAGGGCATTCCGTTATAGCCAATGGAGATGATGCGGTCATCTTTTACAATGATCGCACCAACATGAAGCCTACGTGCTGAGGATAGTTCTGCAAACACCTCAGCCGTTTTCATATAAGCATCAATAAATTTTTGTTTCATAATATTTGGTCCGGCGACCAGGAATCGAACCTGGATTGATAGCTTAGAAGGCTACTGTTCTATCCATTGAACTACCGCCAGATTTTTAAACTTCAATATACTGCAATTCAAAATTATCGGCAGAATCTTCATAATCTACATAACCACGTGGATTACATACAATACGAGTTGAGCCAATCATATAATCAAACTTGTCGTGTGTGTGACCATGAGTCCACACTTTAATCATTGGACGATCCAAAATAAATTCGGATAAATCCGAACTATATGCACCATTCATCATCGTATCGTTCTGATACTTAGGCTTAGTCGATAACTTAGATGGAGCATGATGACCAACAACAACGATTTTTTCATTAGGTAATCCTGCACAAACATCATCAATCAATTTCAACATTGCTTTGTGTTCAGTAACAGATCGTTCAGGACTAAACTTACCTGTACGTGTATGATAATTACCATCAGCATCACGATAATGAGTAGAAGCATCCGAATCTTCAATGATGCGGTAATCATTCATGTAGCCTTTGATACTATACAAAGTATGTGGGTCTTCTTTGTTCATATCAGTCCAAAGAGTGCCACATATGAATGTTACATTATTAAAAGAAACAAATTCTTTTTCCATAACATGAATATTTGGTAAGTGAGCCAATGCCCCACGTAGTTGGTCATAAGATTTGGAAATGTCACCATGATAATGTTCGTGATTACCCATAATGTAAATAACATTCTTGAATTCTTTGGAACATTGTTCAAAGAATTTCATCCAATCTTTACTATTACGTATAGATTCAGGAGAAACTAAATGTTTAGCAACACAAATATCACCGGACAGCACCAATACGTCAGCACCTTCGGTGTTGTTAAGTTCAATTCCACCAAACTCAAGGTGAATATCTGACGCAAGAGCAAATTTCATTTTAATCTTCTTTAGTTTTAATAGAGAGCATACAAAGCCCCGCAAAGAGGAACCACCAACCAGACCAATCATAAAATTGGACTAGACAAGCAGTACCAGATAGTATTGCTAAATTATAACACAAAACCATTGCAACGTCAAGGCTATGTTTATTCATATTAGCCTTTAACTTTTTCCAAAGAGTCTTTTCGCATGTAATGAAGTTGTTGTGTCAGAGTTTGTGTTGGTGGAAATTTAGTCACAGGAATAAAATCTACACCATCAATCTGTTTCAAATCCCAATGCGAAAAGGTATAATACACCTCTGTCGGTGAAAGACGATTACGCATTGTAATGTATTTTTGTGTTACAGGTTTCATGGTTTAATCAACATAAACAAAAAACAAATAGCCAGCACGGTAAAAGTTGGCAGGCGTCCGAATAATGCTCCTAAAAAAGCACCGATAGCAAAAATACTTGTAGAGGTTAAAAGAAGTTCCATGTTAGAATCCAAGTTAGTTACAAGGATTCTAACACTACTCACATATTATGGCAACAGGTCTGTTGTTTTTTTGCTACCAATCTCAATCTTACGTGGTTTCTTTTCTTCCGGAATAATATTTTCCAGATTGATAACCAGTAATCCATCAACAATATCGGCATCTTTAACAACGACCGTATCAGAAAGTACAAATTTGTGGGAAAAATCCCTTGTACCAATTCCACGGTGTAGGTATTTGTCCGATGTTCTGGCAGTTTTGATAGCACCATTTACGTGAAGTTTTCCACCTTCTGAAGTGATTTCAATCTCATCACGTTTGAAGCCGGAGACGGCAATCTCAATCGTGTAATTTTCATTATCTTCTTTAATGATATTATATGGTGGATAAGTTTGGATTTTAGCACCTTGTCCAAGAAGATTATCGAATTCTTCAAAGGTACTTAGTAGTCGGTCGAAACCAACAGTGGAAGGAAGCAAAGATTTGCCGTATGGCAATGATAGATGTGTCATAGTTTTCTCCTAAAAGCGAGTTGATTAAAAGTGATACCCCGAAGGCATATCAGCTGGTTACTTTATCCAGCGCCTACTAACGAGAGGCAGTTCAATTGCTCGGACGCCT